CCAATCTCTCGCCTGTGGAGTCGGCAGCATCTTTTCCTGTTCCAGATACTTCGGATCGTGAACCGCTTCCCTCAGATTCGAGCATCCGCCCTTCTTCGCTGCCTCCGAGAGTTCCTCTCGTTTCCTGATCTGTCCGCTTCGCATCCCGTCCATTGCTTGAGGCGTCGGCCACATCTGCACTGCGTGTCTCAGAGCAAACTGTAGGTTGATGCCCTCTTCCTTTTTCTTTTCTGCCCTCTTTTTCCATGCCTCCAGAGTCTCGCTCTGATTTGCCAGATGATCTGCTGCTTGAGGTGTCGGGAACAACCCCGGTTCCTCTTTCTCCTTCTTGTCCAGGTAGTTCGCTGCATCTCTCAGCTTCACGCCCCAACGCTCGCCCTTCTTGTTCCGTCTTGAGAAGCTCCCGTTGTTCAGCTCCACGTCCTGAGAGATCCCGCCCTCCACGTCGCTTGCTGTCGGTGTCGGGAACATCATTTGTTGTTCCTCCATCTTCTCCACCTGTGCGTCTAGCCTGGCGCCGAACCGAGTGCCCGTCGTGTTCGATACCCGATAATACTTCCCGTCCTCCTCCATGATTGTCCCGTGACCGCCCTTCCAATCTCTTGAGCTGGGCGTCGGAAACCGCAATCCAGAAGATCCGTTCCCTGCGGTGGGGGGCACCGAGACTCGCTGCTTCAACACTAAAGCACCTGACGGTGTAGTTCTCACTGTCCAAATCCTCGAGTACGGTATCCAAACCGAGTCGAAGATGTCCGCCCACGTTCTCTCCAATCGCGTAATGCGGACGCAATTCTCTAACGAGTCTAAAATATTCCGGCCAGAGATGTCTTGGATCGTCTTCGCCTCCTTGACGTCCTGCAACTGAAAACGGCTGACACGGGTATCCTCCACAGATAACGTCAATGCCTCGTCGTCCTGAAATAATTCCGTCTGCATATAATTTTTCATAACTTAACTCCTTTACGTCGTTATATATCGGCACTTCCGGCCAATGTTTATTTAATACCTTACACGGGAACGCCTCGATCTCACAAAAAGCCACCGTTTCAAAGTAGCCCGTTGAGTCTAGACCGAGGGAAAATCCCCCTATCCCGCTGAATAAGTCCAATGTTCTTAATTTTTCCATACCTTGCCATTCACAATACCCAACTTCACTGCTCTGTTGTAAGTCGCTCGCGCCATCTGGGTGGGAAACGCGATGAAATTACCGAACGGTTTACCCTTACCGACTCTCTCGTAGTTCGGTATGAGGTCGGGATCAATCGTTCCCCCAATTCTTTTAACTCGTATCATGATCGCCCCGCCAAAACAAATGAAGCACCCCATCAGTATAAACAACCCGCTGAGTACCGTTTGTACGGTAGCCGTTGACGGGTTCAGTGAGAACATGTTATTAAAGAACCCTAACACGCTGAGTGTGTAGAGGTCGCCCTTGAGCACCATTGATGCCAGGTCTATAAACACTAGACCACTGGCAACCATGACCATACCTGCTAAAAACACCATTAATCCTAAAAGTTTCATTCTTCCTCCCAGGGTTTTACCCCTTCGTTACTAACCAGCCAATGCCATGTTTGCTTGCCCGGAATTGCATGGGTTAGCACGCGCCCACCCAAATATTTTTGCACATAACTCACAGCAGCTTTACCTTTGCCCACCCCACTGGGTAGCCCTCGATCCTTTAAGCCTTTGCGTGCCTGTAATTCCAGTTCTGCGCGTGTATAAAATTTTGTTTTGTCCATTGAGTTTGCCACCGTGTGCGCGATATCGACCTCATCGACCTGTTTTTCCGCATCGAAATCAACGATGTTCCAAAGGCCTGTGTCAAAGTTAAAGTAGGCGCCATGACTTTCCGGCTCTCTCGCATTCCGTGCCTCATAGAACAGCGTCACGTTCGGCTTATCACCGAGTAACTTAATGCCTGAGTCAAACCACCCGGCGAACACACTGCCCCCACGAGCTGACATGAAACTCATGTCATCCTGTCGATCCTTGCCCGTGTGATGGGCAATGATGAAGCACACGTTGTGCAACTCAATGAGTCGATCCACTCGACCCAGTAGCTTATGAATGTCCGCGTTGGAGTTCTCCTCACCATCAAAGAAGTTAATGAACGGATCCAACATCACAATGTCGGGTTGATGAAAGGCGATTTCTTCACTGACCATATCAATGTCGCTGTCTTTCAGTAGGTTTTTACGCAAGCGCCCGCTGACAATGAGGTTCTCGCCCAACGACTCAACGTATTCGGATTGTTCTTCATAGGGCGTGAGGTACAAGTTCACCCGCTCGGTGATGTAGGCTTCAATGATCTCGGCCTGTAACCACATCACCCTTAATGGTCTGGGAAAAGACTTGCCCATAAACTCGGTACCCGTTGATGCTGCTGTCGCGAACGCGCCTAGCCAATGCGACTTCCCAATCTTGGGTTTACCAATCATTAACACTCTGGCTTGTTGAAAGATAAACTTATCCCCCCAATACTCGGTCGGGGTTTCAATGTCCAGTGCGCTAAAGTCCTTCCATGGCATCAATCCCAGAGGACCTCGTTCGGGTTTCTCTTCTGCCAGGTTCTCAATCGGGTCTTCCTGTTTTAATATTTCCTTTTGCTCGTCTTCCAAATGCACTTCCCATTTACTGGTTTCCCATCGGAGCATTCCCATCTCCACGTCTTCGGGGTGTCTTTTTATATGGCCGTTAACAATCGACATCGTGGTCGTGGTCACCTCCATCGGTGACATCGGCGGGATATTGGTTTGATTCCAATCCTGGGCTTTAATTAATATGTCTCGTTGACCCCACCCTTCCTTGATCCACTTCCCGACCAGTCGTGCCAACTTGTCGTTACGAGTACCAATGTCGGTGCCGACGCTATCAAGCTTTCCGGAGACAACATTCTGGGTGTGACCAACATTGTTAAACTCGGCGATTCTTTGTAGGTCTTCGGGTTGTAAGCACGGCAGTTCATCGATGTCACTAATTGAGGTGTGACTGTCGTTTATAAAAAAGTAATCGTGAGAGGGACACAACATGACATAGCCGCCAGTGCCTCGGATGTCGAGCTTATTCTGGCCTGCCGAATTACGAACCTCTAAGCCTGGATTAATACTATAAAAGAAATGCATCCCACCTCTGGGGGTCATCTGCTTTAATGGGGTGCCGGTAATTTTTTTACTTTCGATAAACTCAACCGCCTCTTGTGAATCAGCATCGAGGACCACAAAGTTAATCCCGGTGAGTGCTGCCCAATTGGAGAGCGGAAACTTTTGTAGCCACTCGTTCATCTGTCGGCGAGTGGGCTGGGTGCGCTGAAACGGCTCCCACTTCACTCTGGGCGCTTTAGCCCAGCGTGCCTTTATCTCTTCTTCGGTGTCAAACGTGTGGCGTTTACGAAAATACTCTGGTATGTATTCGTCTTTCGAACCGCAAGGTATTAAATGGAATCCATGCTCCCAATAACTGTCGAGCATTTCATCTTTAACGTCCTTACTGATTTTCTCCCACGTCTGATTCGCATTCAGAATCAAACTCATAAAGACTTCCTTTAAGCAACATCTGCTTTTTGACGAACGGCTCGATCTGAATCTAAATCTTCAGGTGATCCGTAAATGGAATCCCAGTTAAGGATCCCCTTTGAATGTTTCATAAGCTGTTTCGCTTGCTTAACACGCGGCGCTCGCGCATAATATCTCCATGCCTTAACGGTGGACTCGGAGGTGCCCAGGTCTTTAGCCACGGCCTCGATTCCTACGTCTTGTATATATTCGGATAGTGTAATTCTAATACTAGCCATTTGATTCTCCCATATATGTATAAAATTTTTCTTGAAAAATAGAATAATAATTCCTTGACATCTAAATTGCAAGAGATTATTCTTAGTGCCGTAGTTAGTTAAAGTTAGTTTTATTCTTTGGGAGAAGAATCATGCAAGACATCACAGCGCTGCGATCAAAGCGCAGAGAATTATTAGCCCTCAAAGCTGATCTTGATCGACAAATTAAAGCAAACACCAATGAGATATTAAACCATCCCGATCTAGGGATAGATGTTGAAAGCCTTTCAAACAAAGGGGGTTCGTCAACACAGAACGGATTTAATATATCCTTTTCAAAAAGCATCGACTGGGATCAGGAATACCTGGGTTCTATTAAAGACAGCATACCAGCCAGTGCATGGCCGTTTAAAACCAAAGAAGTTTTAGGCATAAAAGATTTCAAAAGCTATTGTATGGATTATCCGCAACACGCGGAACTTTTACAAAAAGGCGCAATCACTAAAATATCAAAGTCTCCACGAATTGTGGAAAAGGAGGGTCTGCATGAGTCTAATGGATAAAATCAATAATCAAGCCGCATACACGCAAGTGAGAATGAATATAACCGGCACTGACGGCATCGGTAAAAGCACCTTTGGCGCGGGCGCCCCCAAGCCTATCTTTATTTGTGCAGAGGACGGCTTACGTTTTATTGACACCCCTCACTTCCCGGTTTGTGAAACCTATAACGACATCATGGAACAGGTTAAAACTCTGAGCACTGAAGAGCATAATTTTAAAACGGTTATTCTGGACACCACCGACTTTGCCGAAAGACTGTGTCAGGAACAGGTTAAAGAAAACCACAATATAAAAACCATTGAAGCTTTGGGTTTTGGTAAGGGGTTCACGGAGAGCTATGAGCTGTTCGCAAGAATCTTAAGAAACCTGGAAGCGCTTTCTGTTGCCAAGAAGATGAACGTCATACTACTATCACATGTACAAATACGAACCTTTTCTGATCCGGAACACGAACCCTACGACCGCTATGAGCTGAACACGCATAAAAAAGTGTCCAGTCTGATTCGCGCTTGGGTCGACTTTAATTTTTTCGCTAATCATTTGTTTACCACCGTGAAGTCCGGGCAGGGCTTCAATGAGAAAGCTCGTGGCAAAACCTTTAGCGATAAACGTTATTTATTCACGAAGAGAACCGCTGCTTTTGATGCCAAATCAAGACTTCAACTCCCTGAAAGAATAGATTTTAACTGGTCTGCTTTTACAGACGCCTGTAAAGCGACGGTTATACCTAATGAAACCAAAAACAAAGGAGGACAAAATGTCTGAAGATTTTCATATAGACCTTAGTACGGTCGAGGACACTGGCGGAAGTTTTGAACCCATACCGGAAGGCACTTATGAATTAATGGCCGAGGACTGGGAGCAAAAAATTTCAAAAGCCGGAAACAAATATCTCAAAGTCACATACCGGGTGCAAGGTGAAAACTATGCAAACCGTGTGATTTGGGAAAACTTTACCATCTCTGGTGCGAACCCAACGGTTGGCATCAGTCGTTTAAAGCAATGGATGATTGCGACAGGTAGTAACGCTACTGAGCTTAATCGAGATGCTGTAAACAACCTAATGATGGAAAATTTTATGGCTAAAATTGGTATTGAGAAAAATGATCAGTATGGAGATTCCAACAAAATCATTTCTTTTCTTAGACCTAAGATGACCGAAGCGATGCCGGCAAAAAAAGAACCAGTGGTTGAGACCACGACACAACAGGTGTCCACTGCCACGGGTAATGCCATCGGCAATTGGGACGAGTAATAGATCACCTCCGATCACGAGTTAGAAGGCTTCTCGTTTACCAAAAAGCCTTTTCAATTAACGCTTTATAAATAAAAGGTAGGGAAATAACCAATGATAAATTCTGAAGAAAAAAACGTATTCAATTTGTTTGAAGAAATAGTGGCGCTAGACCTGGATGAATACCAAATTAAACAATTGGCCATGATGTTAATTGCCAATACGCTAACCGAACAAACAGCAAAAGAAACAGCTGAAGTAATTGTTGAGCGTAATTCTTAAAAAACATGAACAAAGACGAAATCTTATCAGAGATTAAAGAAGCGCTTTATCCGAACCTTATGAAAGAGCAGGTACTTTTACTTTCACCAAAGCTGCTTAATGAGTTGTTTCGTGATGAATTAGAACAAAAATTTAACGGCGCCTATCTTTTGGACAAAAGAGCTTTTAATACTTTAGGTTCTTTAAACATAAAAACCATGAAGGATCTCCAAGAGACAACAAGGCTAGAGCTATTAGGTGTTTACGGCTGTGGGAGAAGAACATGGTGTAGAATATACGGCTTTCAAAGCCATATAGAGCAAACATGGTTCTATGTGTCTAACTCTAAGATAGAGGAATTATTACCTATGTGGGGCAAAATGATCGGCACAATGAACAACTATATAGAGAGATTAAACGATAGATGAAAGACGACGACGAATTAAGCCAGGCGGTTAAGGACGGCATCAAAGCCGGGGAATCCATGATCAACGACCTTTACAATTTAATTGAAGAGTGGAAGAAGCGCGGCATTTCAGAAGAGAACATTGCCAGAGTCCTGGTCTTCATACATCCCGACATCATATTATCTACTGCGCCCAGCAAACAAAATGCTTATAATTTATTAAATATATCTATAAGTAAAATTGCCGAGGCTCTTAACGAAGACGAAAACTCGGACAACGGAGAAACGGTGCACTGATGCAACTCAGATACTACCAAGAAGAGGCGCTTGGATCACTACTGGATTACTTCCAGGCAAAACCCATTGATCACAACCCACTCCTCGTTTTACCCACTGCTGCCGGGAAAACCATTGTGTTTTCACACCTGATTAAAGAGCTCAGCTCTAGCAATAATCGGTTCTTAATTCTGGCGCACCGACAAGAGTTGGTTTCACAAGCCAAAGACAAACTATTAAAGGTGTGGCCTACCGCACCTGTCGGTGTTCTAGCCGCCTCACTAAAAAGCTATGACACCGACGCCCCAGTATTGATCGCATCCAGGGACACCCTAGCGTCCGAAAAGCGACTGGATGCGATTCCTGGAGTTGACTATATTATTATTGACGAGGCGCATCATATAGCGCCTGGTCCTAACACGCGCTATCGAAAAATATTAAACGCAATGAATGAAAAGAAACCTTGTAGAGTCATGGGGGTAACCGCCACGCCTTATCGCATGGGACAAGGTTATATCTATGGTGACAAGCTAGATCATTTCTTTAGAGAGGTAGCCTATCAAATTTCCATCCCACAATTGGTTCAAGATGGTTATCTCTCGCGACTTTCTGCGTTTGCTGTTGACAACAAGGCAGTCATTGATGCCAGTGGTATTAGGCTCAAGTTTAAAGGGGGCGATTATCGCGAGGGCGAGTTGGAAAAATTAGCTTTACACGAACCGCTCATGCTTGATATTTTTAACGACTGGATGGATAAGGCCTACTTAAAAGGTAGAACCGCTACGGTTTTCTTTTGTGTGTCGGTTCTTCATGCAGAAACAATGTGTTTGTTCCTCAAGGAACGAGGCATTAATGCTGAAGTTGTTACCGGCACCACCCACACAAAAGAAAGGGAGCGCATCCTGCACGACTTCGAGATAGGCAATATCAACGCCCTATGTAATGTAGGCGTGTTGACCGAAGGCTGGGATGCGCCCCGAACCGATTGCCTGGCGCTGTTAAGACCGACACAAAGTCTTGGACTCTATGTCCAAATGTGCGGCCGTGGCATGCGACAGTATCCGGGCAAGGACAATTGTTTAATGCTGGATTATGGCGAGAACATGCAACGACACGGTTGTTTGGATGAGGCCATACCCGAAGACGAGGGTGCCCAAGCCAAGATCAAAGTGTGCGACAGTTGTTTCGCAGTGAACCCCAGATCGTTTAAAGATTGTCGTGAATGCGGTGACGCCTTTCCTGAACCGCAAGCCTTTCATTTTCAACCTGAGAGAAAAGCACCCGGTCTAGCCAAAAGCGGTTCAGCTGGTGAAGGCTATGTGTTATCGGATGAGAAGAAGGACAAGGTAGAAAACATTTTCAATGTGAGCCGAGTGTCCGCCCATCCCATGACTTCAAAAGGCGGCAACTTTTATTGTAAGGTGGTGTTTGAGTGTGAGGATCTGTTTAACCAGTATCAATTGCCTCTCATGTTCGGCCATCCCAAGGCAGACCAGTTTGCCAAATCCAGATGGAAGCGCATTACCATGGATTTGTTTCCACCCAAGACCGTTAGCGAGGCGGTTGAGCTGATCAATAAGAAGGGTGCCTTTAATCATATCGACGGCATCCTCACCAAGAAGGAAGGCAAGTACGAGAACATCAAAGTAATTTATGCAGGAGAAAGGAGAATAACGCTATGAACATATTAGAAGAGTTTGATAAAGCAGAACAACAAGGACAAAAGCATCGTATGCACATGGGCATGAGCATCATTGGGGATAACCCACGCAAGCTATGGCTTATGTTCAGATGGTCTTTCCCGATGATTGACAACAGCAGAATACTGCGCCTGTTTGATCTGGGCAATCGCATTGAGGACCAGGTGGTTGATGCACTAAAGAAAAGCTCGATTAATGTATCGGCTGTGGATAAGGACGGCAAACAATATCGCTGTTCCCACTTGGCCGGACATTTGGGTGGCTCCACGGACGGTGTTGTTAAGAATGTTGATCCGGAGAATCCTGAAGAAGTGATGCTCCTGGAAGTCAAATCGGCCAATAAAAATAGATTCAATGAGCTGCAACAAGGAGAGAGCTACGAACAATGGTCTTCCAACTACGCGGTTCAAATCCAATGTTATATGGCTTCATTTAACTTGAAGCGCACTTTGGTGGTTGTGTATAACAAAAATGATTCATCGCTTTATACGGAGATTATAGATGCCAGAGAGGGTGTTTTGGAAAAGATGAAGAAAAAAGCCCGTGAAATTATTGCTGCAACAGAACCGCCGGAGTCTCCTTACTCATCAACCGATTATCGAATTAAGAAATTTATGTCGGCAAAAGAACAGGCCATTTATAATTTAGAACAATTACCGGACGATGTTAATTGCCGTAACTGTAAACACAGCGAGCCGGTACTGGAGGGTGATGGCGGCTGGCGGTGTAATAAATTTAATAAAGCCATTGATGAGGAAACACAGCGACAAGGTTGCGATGATCACATTTGGCTACCCGCCCTAGTTAATCTTCCCATTGAAAGCAAAGGCGAGGATGATATAACTTATATGAAGGGAGGTAAATCAATAACCAATGCCCCGAAAAATAAAACAGGCATGAACGTTTTCACGAGCACTGAAATGAGAGAGCTGTCTAAATCTTATTACGACCCTGAGTTAATTAAAAAACTGATGAGGTTCCGGGAAGAGTTCGGCGTTGATACCAGACTAGAAGAGTTGACCAGAGATGGCTGAACCCAATGAAGAACAAATATTTTTACCTGAAAAGTTTGATTGCCCAACCTTGATTAGTTTCAGTGGTGGCAGAACATCAGGCTATATGCTCTATAAAATATTGGAGTCTTATGACTGGGTACTCCCTGATGATGTTCATGTGACTTTTGCTAACACCGGCAAGGAGATGCCTCAAACATTGGATTTTATTAATGACTGTGAAACCAACTGGAATGTTAAGGTACATTGGCTAGAGCTTGAGGTGTTTGAAGAGCGGCCTATTTATCGCACCAAAGAAGTGACTTATCAAACTGCATCCAGAAACGGCGAGCCATTTGAAGCGTTAATACAGAGGAAGAAAATGTTGCCCAATGTGGTAGCCAGGTTGTGCACCATCAAAATGAAGATTGAAGTGATGAATCGGTTTATGAGAGCCAAAGGGTATAAAGAGTGGGCGAACGTGGTTGGTCTGAGATACGACGAGCCGAGCCGTGTTGCCAAACAAAGAAAACAAAACGAGTCAGGGAAGAACAAGTGGACTTCATTGGTGCCACTTTATGACAACAAGATCATGGTTCAAGATGTTGCCCGGTTCTGGGAAAACCATGAGTTTGACTTAAAACTTCCAAACCATAGCGGTAAAACTCAAGCAGGTAATTGCGATCTGTGTTTTCTCAAAGGCACGAGGACTCTTTTGAATCTTATTAAAGAGCGACCTGATCTGGCTGATTGGTGGATCGAACAAGAACAAAAAATAGAGAAGTTAAACAAAGGTACAGAATACGAAAACAAGAAGGTCAGCACCGCAACCTTCAACAAGTCACGAAGTTATACCGACTTAGTTGAAATGGCAAAGCTTGATGCAAAACAAATATCACTATTCGATGACGATGCCAGGAGTTGTTTCTGCCATGACTGACAAGAACGACCCCGTCAATCACCCGGCTCATTACACGAAAGGGACCATTGAGGCGCTCGACGCCATTGCGTCAGCTCTGAGCGGATCCGAGTTTGTCGGCTACCTCAAGGGGCAAATCTTTAAATACATGTGGCGTGCCCCGCATAAGAACAAAGCGCTTGAGGATTATAAGAAGGCGCGATTCTATCTGGACATGCTAATTTCCAGAGAGGAGGCAAAAAACCTTAGAGATGTTCCACGTGAACCATAATGTTCCACGTGGAACGTTGAGTTATTAAATGGTTATGCCATCAATCCCCATATGAATCCATCTTCTGGGTTCGCCCAACAATCCCTATCCATAAGATCATTTTCTAAAATGTACTTTAGGTGTTGGGTTGCTTCTTTCTTTTTGAACCACCACTTAGCCTCTGGCGTGCCATTTCGACCATCGCAAAGATATGAATCGCCTTTAGCTATGTGATACGTTCTATCGCCACCATACAATTCTTTCTCAAGCCTGTAATCCCCCCAACGGTAAACATTGACTTCATATGTACCACCTGTTGGCTCTCTCTCCTTGAATCTACCTTTTGCTCTTCCGAGACAAAGTATAGGTCGTTCAACCACTTCTTTCTTAGACCATTTGATTTCTTCTTTCATTGTTATCTCCTTTAATTAAAATGAGATTGGATTCTACAATGATTTTCTACTTTGTGTCAACTAAATCATAACACCACAAAAAAACGAGGGTTCTTCACGATCTCAATTGTAACGTCTGGGTACAGCGCTTCGACCAGCTTCTTCTTTAGCTTAAACACGGCCGTCTCCACACCTTTCACATCTTCCACCACTTCCTTGCCGTTCTTTAACGTGTAACGAAAGTCTGAGATGTAGGTGCATATTTTCTTGCCATTGACTTCACAGGGAAACTTCGGCTGCAATTCCAGGTTGGTCAACTGCCCTGCCTTCTCCATGAGTTTTAGCTGTTTGTATCTGGCGGCTTCGAGTTTGCTGTCAAATTTATGGCCATCGTATTCAACACGGATCGCGCCGTACTTGCTTCTGCGTCGACGCACTATTGAATGCCCAATAGTTTCTCAAGTTCTTTCTGGCGTAACAATACCGCTGCTGAACCCTGAGGGTCTTGCTTCGCTTTTTGTATTGTTGTTGTTCTTTTTGGCTGAACCGGAGGAACAAATGGGCTGCCTTGGAAAGATACTGTAGGCAATGTAGGCTTAATCTGTTCAACAAACGATTGTCTAAGCTGTTGTTCTGGGAATATTCCACCCTTATCTAGCACTTTTTGAATTTGATAAGCGGACGGATAATAAGGAATGAACGTTCGGTTCATGATCATTTCTGGGTTAGAAATCTTTGTTCCCTTCAACACTTCATAGATTTCGTTTTCATCGGCACCCAATGATTTGGCATCCTCTACTGCCATAGACAAATCTTTCATGGCTTGAAACCTAGCCTCGTTGGTTCTCATTAAGGCCTTAACATGATCTTCTGGATTAAGAATGTTTGGGTTGTTGGTTGCCGAAGTGTAATACGATACTGCTTCTCGCATTTGTTCTTTGGCGTCAAACGCTCTGAATCTAAGCGTTCTTTCAATGGTGGGCTTAATGGTTTTCAGTCCAGTAAATGATTCAGCCAACTGACCATAAATATTTGGCTTAATGCTAGATGCTGATAATTCTTTTTCACTGATACCAAGAGATGCTAGAGTTGCTCTTGGTAAATCTCTAAGAAACACAGGACCTAAATCACCCACTTCACCAGGCTTTATCTTAAAAGGAATGATTGGCGGTGCAAATAAATTAAAGACATGCGCCATTGATTTTCCAGCCCTTTCTCCATAACCATCTGTTGAATTATAAATAGGGCGTGCCGATCCAGAGGCATAAGTGACGTTTCTTAAAACATCCAACACTCCAGAAGTTGCAATAGACTCTCCGACAAAAGGCTCAAGATATTCTCTCAACGCTCCAGGTGTTTGTTCTGAGCCGATAAAAGCTTGCCACATAACCTCGTGTAACTTATCACCTCTTGTCTCGCCATTTTGCACCGCATTAAAAACAGCCGATATGGGCGTTCTTAGATATTCGTAAGGATTGGTATAAGTGTAGTTGTAAAACTCTACGATGTTGCCGTTCTCGTCGGTTCTAATAGGAATAAGATCAGCATTCTTTTCCCAAGGCGCTGCAAAACTTCTCTTATAGGCTTGGACTTGCTCATCATCTGCACCCGTCATGTATTTACCAAACTCGTAGGTCGCTTTAGGAATGCCGTACATCACCGCCATGTTACCCATCAATCGACGCATACCAACTTCTGCTAACTCTGGGACGCCGCTGGCAATTTCATCAATTGCTCTTGATGTTGAGTTAAAGGAAGTTCTCACGGTTTCAGCAGGAAAGGCAATGAAATTACCAAACGGTGTTCGTCGCAACGACTGGATGAATTGTGGTACTTTTGAATAATTAGGCACCGTGTTTCGTACCACATCAGCACCAATATCTTCGATGATTTCGTTTTTTATTTTATCATCAAGCTTTGACCAAACACCTTTTTGTCTTTCCAACTCACGAATACTTTTTGGAGAAATGCTTTTATAGAAGCTAGGCGATATAGTAAAAGCGCTGTTTCTTGTGGCAGCATTATTAAAAGCTCTGGCCAGCTTTCCTTTTTCCATTTCCCAACTAACTATTTTCCACAAGTCATCTGAACCGACGTAAAGCCTGGTAGCAAAATTATTTTTCTCTTTTCTATAAGC